ATTATTACTAGCATTGGTATTGGTAACTTAACAGCTATGAACGCTGGTACGTCATCGGCACAGTTTGTACCTGCTGGTGTATATATTATGCCTTACTCGACAACTTCAAACGTGTCGATTGAGGTAAATACATATCAAAATACAACTGGCGCAGCCGTTAATAACTGGGTAGCGTATGTAGCTGTTAACACAGGCGGTACAACTATCTTGTCTGATGGTTGGAACGTTCGTGCTAATGCTTCTACAGCTACGCAATCATTAACTCTCTACACTTCAAACGGTGGCAATGCTGTTGTTGGCACTTACAACGTTTAAGGAGAGAAATAATGGCTAATCCAGATGCAGTAGGTCAGTTAAACCTAGATAGCTTTGCTACTGGTCGTATTGGAATTGTAAGGGGAGTTAGTTTAGCAACTGCTGGATTAGCAACTGTTTCAATTCCTTTATGTTCAGGTGGGTTAACTAACGGTGGTGCAGTTGCCAATTCTGGTAGCGTGATTATTCGTCAAATAACACTCAGCAATCCAAATGCGAGCGCAGCAACGGCAAACATTTCAATTTCTTTGCGTTCTACGGGTAATGTAGCTACAGGAAATGTGATCGTATCAAACGTCATTACTACACAATTAACGACAACAGGCACATGGATTAATTTAAATATTGCAGAGCCGTACTTAACAAATACCGCAGTAAGTGGTTCAGTTACCTCTGCATTATTTTTAAATATTAATACGGCTGTTGCAGCTACTTGCGATATATCTGTTTTTGGAAACGTAGTGAGTTTCTAATGACGGTGATTTATGTTACAAACCGATCTGATAAGAAACTAAAAGATGGACTTGGTGGTGTTTTTTATAGTTTTCCAAAAGACACAACTGTTGAGATTCCTGAAGAAGTAGCTCGTCATATCTTTGGTTATGGTAGCGAGAATAAAGAAGTTTACTTGGCTCGGTTGGGCTGGTGTCTTACTTCCAATGATTTAGAAGATGCTTTAGCTATTCTGGATCAATGGGAAATTAGTACCCAACCGCCAAAAAAAGACCAATCGTTATCCCCGTTGGTGGAAAAAGTACCCCTACCTGTTAAAAGACAGGTTCGGGGAAACATCCTTAAAATAGCGTCATAAATGATGGAAATTAAATGGCAACTTTGTCAAGTTACCTCACCGCAGTACGTAGATTGTTACATGATGCTAATGCCAATTTTTATACGGATCAGCAACTAACTGATAACATCAACTCTGCTCGTGAGCGTGTAGTAAGAGATACTGGCGCATTGCGAGAAATCGTTGTAACGCAAGTACCCTGTCAAGTTGCGCCCTCTGCAACAATCAATTCAGCCTCACCAGCGTATCCAACAGCGTGGGTAGCAAGTACCGTTGTTACCGCTAATACGTTTGTGTTTAGCAATATATTTATTTACCAGTACATTACAGGTGGAACATCGAATTCTACTGCGCCACCGTATCCTGGTAACAATACTAATAACTATAGCAACTATCCACCAAATACTACGTTTGCTGATGGTACGGCTACATTACGCTATGTTGGTAACTGTGAGAATATTTCGTATAGTGCTTTGACTAATCTAATGGGAACTGCACCTTTATCACAAAGTTCTGGTAACACCGTCTTAGATATTGTAAACATGAATTTGTACTGGGGTAACTCACGGTTAGCTTTGCAGTATTTACCATGGTCAGACTTTAGTGCCAAGTTACGGTATTGGCAAAATTACATTGGTCAACCACTTGCATTTAGCGTTTATGGTCAAGGACAGATTTTTATTGGACCAGTACCAGATCAGATATATCAGATGGAAATAGATTGCGTGGTATTGCCAAATGCGTTGCAACTCAGCACCCCAACCGTGAACGATACAATTAATGATCCGTACACTACGGCTGTGCAGTTTTACGCAGCGTATCTTGCCAAGTTTTATGAGCAAAGTTTTGGCGAATCAGAAATCTTTAAACAAGAATATAACAAACATATTAGTAGCATACTGAACTCTGTTTACACTAGAAGATTGCCTAGTGCTTATGGTGGAAGTATGTAATCATGGCAGCAGCCGAACAGAAAAAGTCCTACCAAGTAGTTAAACAGTTTAAAGGACTGAATACCAAAGCCAACCGTACATCTATTGATGAGACAGAACTCTATTGGTTAGAGAACATTCAACCGATTGGCTACGGTAATCTAAAGATTGTACCAACGTATAGTCAAGTTTACGATGGTAGTAACGTGGCTGTTACATTTAGCAGTACGGTGTATTTGTATTCAATTAACCTGGGTATTACAGATTTTATTGTTTCTTTTAATGCCGATGGTAGTGCGCAATATTTTAATGTGATTACAAACATCAAAGGCACGATTGCCTCTGCAAATACATTTTCTTCTTCTGGGGTACAAGTATCCCAATGGAATAATGAATTTATGATGATTATTGATCCAAGTAAGGGTTTATTTTCATGGGATGGTACAAATTTAGTAGAGATTGGTTCAATTGGTGTAGTTGCCATTAGTAATGGTGGTTCTGCTTATAATATTGCGCCATCTGTTGTTATTTCAGCACCAAATAATGCCAATGGTGTACAAGCCAATGCAACTGCATTTTTAACAACTGGTGGCAATACAGTTTCGTATATTTCGTTAACCAACGCTGGTACAGGCTATAACACGACACCAACAGTCACTATTACAAGTGCTAATGGGGTTGGAAGTGGTGCAAATGCAGTAGCTAGTTTAGTGAATTTTAAAACAGGCACGGTGACTATTAATGTTATTAGTGGGGGAGCTGGTTATACGAGCGCACCAAGTGTTAACATTACAGGTGGTGGCGGAACAGGCGCAGCAGGCACAGCAATTGTTTTAGGAAATGTAGTTACGCAAGTAGTGATGACTAACTTTGGTAGTAATTATTCGAATTCAGCCAACTTAGTAGTTTCCCTAAGTGGTGGTGGATTTACCAACGCAGCGACTATTACAGCAACCATCAACAATACACCTAATACGGCTATTGCTACTTTTAGTGGCAGACTATGGATAGCTCAAGGTCGAACAATTTACTATAGCGCAGCAGGTTCTTATTCTGATTTTACGAGTGTATCTGCTGGTGGACTAACACTTACTGACTCTACTTTGCATGGCAACATTACACAATTATTATCTGCTAACAACTTTTTGTATGTTTTTGGCGATGATTCAATTAATGTGTTTTCTGATGTCCGAGTACAAACGGATGGTACAACCTTATTTACCAATACCAATGTTTCAGCTTCCGTAGGTTCTAAAAGACCGTATACCATTTTTCCATACTTTCGTTCTGTACTGTTTATGAATGATTATGGAATGTACGCTTTAGTTGGCTCAACGACTAGTAAATTGTCGGATAGTTTAGATGGTATTTTTCCAAATATTGACTTTAATTATCCTGTATATGCTAGTCAGGTGCTAATTAATAATATCCTTTGCGCTTGTTTTAACTTTCGCTACTATGATGCGGTGTTTACCAATAGTAATCGGTTTATGCAAGCCGTATTTTTTGAAAAAAAATGGTTTTTAACCAGTCAAGGTGACAATACAAGCTATATTGCATCTGTACCAATTGGAGGTAAAATTACTATGTATGGCACTTCAGGCAATAGTCTGGTGAAATTATATAGTGATGGTACTAATACAATTACAAGTAGAATCCAGACGGCATTGATGCCGATGGGTGATCCAATACGCACCAAACAAGCATTAAAATTAGCCATAGAAGCAACAAATAGCAACAATACCATTGATTTAACTGCTACCATAGATAGTGAGGTTGGTTCAAATCAAGTCAATATATTAAGTAGTTTAATTGATTGGACTAATAACAATTTTGATACAATTTTGTGGAAAAACAACAGTAACGTCATTATTGGTTGGGATACGATTGGATACCAATTATTTAAGTCAGACGCATCGCAATATGGCAAATACTTAGGTAGCACAGTAACATCAAATAGCGCAGGATTTATTTATAACGGATTTGAATTTGAACATGAATTAAGAGTGAGGTTTTAATATGACTGTCCCATACACCTTTGGCACGGCAACAACATCTATACCCTTATCGAATTTAGATGCTAACTTTAATACACCCATTACTTTGGGTAATACATCTATCTACTTAGGAAATACCACTACTACTATTGGTAATCTGACATTAACTAACGCTACAATTAGTAGCGGTAATGTAACTATAAGTAATATTACT